GCTTTTACTGGGGTGAGGTAAAAACAGTCCCTATAAATGAGGTACTTAAAATAGATCCAGATTTAAGTAAAGATGATCTAGAAAAGATCGCACAATCAAGCTCACAGTGGCATGACCATTTTAATGCTACTCAGTTTTATAACAATTCGTTATTCAACAATGACACGGTTACATTACTCTACTATAACTACAAGACTACTAAGAAGTTTGTTTACAAGCAAAAGGGTGAGAAAGTAATACAAAAAGACGATGAGTTCAATCCTCCAGCAGAAATGATGGAAGAAAGAGGGTTTGACAAGGTAGAGAAAACTATAGACGTTTGGTATGAGGGTGTTATGGTTATGGGAACAAACATAATACTTAAGTGGAATATGTCTGAGAACATGGTTAGACCTAAGTCTGCCTCTCAACATGCTACACCTAATTATATCGCATGTGCACCTAGAATGTACAAGGGCAAGATAGAGTCTACATTAAGACGTATGATTCCATTTGCTGATCTTATACAGATGACGCACATGAAGCTTCAGCAAGTTATACAGAAGGTTGTACCGGATGGTGTATTCATTGACGCTGATGGACTTAATGAGGTTGATTTAGGTAATGGGTCTGCTTACAATCCAGAGGACGCCTTAAGGTTATACTTCCAAACAGGTAGTGTAATAGGCAGAAGTTTTACTGGAGACGGAGACTTTAATAATGCTAGGGTTCCAATTCAAGAGCTAGCTAAGAACTCAGCACAAGGGAAAATATCCAGCTTAATAGGTAGTTACAATCACTACCTCCAGATGCTTAGAGATGTTTCAGGGCTAAATGAAGCAAGAGACGGCTCTATGCCAGATCCAAATTCATTGGTTGGTTTACAGAAAATGGCCGCATTAAATAGTAACACAGCAACAAGACACATACTAGATGCTAGCTTAGATATCAGTAGAGATTTAGCTGTTGCGTTGTCATCTAGAATATCTGATGCACTAGAGTATTACCCTTACAAAGAGGAGTTTGTTATGCAGATTGGTAAGTATAACGTAGACCTTCTTAACGATATAAAAGACTTACACATATATGACTTTGGTATTTTTATAGAGATGGCCCCAGATGAAGAAGAAAAGCAACAGTTAGAGGCAAACATACAGGTTGCACTATCTAGAGATTCTATTGATCTTGATGATGCTATTGATATAAGAGAAGTTAGGGATACAAAACTAGCTAACCAATTACTAAAGGTTAAGAGAAAGAAAAAAGAGAAGAAGAGGCAAGAGTATGAAATGCAGAAGATGCAATCTCAACAACAAGGCCAGATGCAATCTCAACAAATGGCGGCTCAAGCGGCGGCTCAAAAACTCCAGATGGAGACTCAGTCAGAGATGCAGATTGCGCAAGCAAAGGCAGGATTTGATATTGAGAGAATGCGTGGAGAAGCGCAAATAAAGTCTGAATTAATGAAACTTGAGTTTGACTTAAACATGCAATTAAAAGGTGTTGAAGTTAAAGCATTAAGTGACAGGGAAGATTTAAAGGAAAAATCTAAGGATAATAGAATAAGTAAACAGAACACACAGCAATCTAAGTTGATAGAACAAAGACAGAAGGATTTACCTCCAATAAACTTTGAATCAAACGAGGATACACTGGATGGTTTTGACCTAGCGGAATTTGAACCTCGCTAATAAATTAAATTAAATAATGCGTATTTTTGCATTTTAAATCAAATTAAATATGGAATTAAAAGTAAAAGCGGTCCCAGGGCCCGGAGAAAAGTCTGTACAAGAAGTTGAAGAAACTTTATTGGAACAGCACGAAGAAACTACTACGGATGTTGTTGAAGAGCAATCTGTAGAACAAGAAGTTACTGCTGACGAAGAGGTTGTCAGTGAAGCCGAAGAATTCGGTGAAGAGGACGTTCTTTCATTTATTAAGAGTAAATATGACAAAGACATTGCATCTGTTGACGATTTGTTTTCTAAGGAAACACAGGAGTTACCAGAGGATGTGTCTGCGTTCTTAAATTATAAAAAAGAAACCGGTCGAGGTATCAATGATTTTATGAAGCTACAGGCTGATTTTGATCAAATGAAACCAGATCAGTTATTGCGTGATTATTATGCATCTACGGAGGAAGACCTTGATTCAGAAGATATTGAATATCTTATGGGGGAGAAGTTTTCTTATGATGATGAACTAGACAGTGAGTCCGAGATTAAGCAGAAGAAGATCGCAAAGAAAAGAGAACTTGCTAAGGCAAAGAAATATTTTAACGAATTGAAGGAGACATACAAGGTCCCGGTTGAGTCAACTGGTAGTCCTGTCAATGATGATGAGTTAGAGTCTTACAACGCCTACAAGGAGTATATATCACAATCGCAAAATGTTCAAGAGGAGAATCAAAAGCGCTCTGAGTATTTTCAGAAAAAAACAGAAGAATTGTTCAACGATGAATTCAAAGGTTTTGAGTTTAACGTCGGAGATCAAAAGATGAGTTTTAGTCCTGGAGATGCAGTCGAAGTGAAGAAAGTTCAGTCTGACGTAAACAACTTTATATCTAGATACCTAGATGACCAAGGTGTTATCAAAGACGCAGCAGGATATCACAAGGCATTATCAGCAGCGATGAACCCTGATAAGTTAGCTGAGTTTTTCTACGAGAAAGGCAAGGCAGATGCTGTTGGAGATGTTTCAAGACAATCAAAGAATATAAACATGGATGTCAGGTCATCACCTCAACAACTAAAAGACAACTCAGGATTCAAGATTCGAGCCGTAGATCAAGACAGTGGGCGTGGTTTAAAAATTAAAAAACGTTAAACATTAAAAAAAACAAAAATTATGGCACTTACAGTGAACCCAACTCCTGGATATAGCTTACAACCGACTCCGTCGCAAGTAGCAACTCCTGGATCTTACATTTCAGATTTTGACTTCTTAAGTCAATATCTACCTGATACGCACGAAGCAGAATTTGAGCGTTACGGAAACCGATCAGTCTCTTCTTTCTTACGTTTAGTAGGAGCTGAGATGCCTTCTAACTCTGACTTGATTAAGTGGTCTGAGCAAGGAAGATTACACATTAAATACACAAGCGTAACAAGCGCTGGAGCTGCAACAGATGACACGGCTATCTTTACTATTGGTGATGCTGGAATTACAGCTGCAGCTGTTAGAGTAGGACAAACAGTTATGATCTCTGATAACACTGCTGCTTCTACATTAAACAACAAAGGTATTGTAACTGCTGTTAGCGGACTTACTTTTACTGTTGCTTTTTACGAGGCAGGTGGTCAAGAGAACTACGCAGGATCAGTTACTGTATTCATTTACGGTTCTGAATTCAAGAAAGGATCTAACGGCATGGAAGGTGCTTTAGAAGCTGAGAGCGAAATTTTCGAGAACTCTCCAATCATTATCAAAGATAAGTACACTGTATCTGGATCAGATATGGCACAAATCGGATGGGTTGAAGTAACTACTGAGAACGGAGCAAATGGATACTTATGGTACCTAAAATCTGAGCATGAAACTCGTCTACGTTTTGAGGATTACTTAGAAACAGCTATGATTGAAGCAGTACCTGCTGAGGCTGGTTCTGGAGCAATTGCTGCTACTGGAGACCTAGGAAACAAAGGGTCTGAAGGTCTTTTATATGTACTAGAAAACAGAGGAAACGTTGCCGCTGGAGCTTTAGCTGATTTAACTGAATGGGACGCAGTTGTTTCTCGTTTAGATAAGCAAGGATCTATTGAAGAGAATGTATTATTTGTTGACAGAGATTTTTCTTTCGAGATTGACAATATGTTAGCTGCACAAAACAACTTTGGTTCTTCAGGAGCTTCTTTTGGTTTGTTTGATAATGATACAGACATGGCTCTAAACTTAGGTTTCTCTGGATTCCGTAGAGGATATGACTTCTATAAGTCTGACTGGAAATACTTGAATGATGCTACTATGCGTGGTGGAATTACAGGTGGAGCGATCAATGGTGTATTAGTTCCTGCTGGATCTACTTCAGTATATGATCAAGTTTTAGGTAAAAACGCTAAGAGACCATTCTTACACGTACGTTACCGAGCTTCTGAAGCTGAAGATCGTAAGATGAAATCATGGGTTGTTGGTTCAGCTGGTGGTGCATCAAATAGCGATAAAGATGCTATGGAAGTACACTTCTTATCTGAGAGAGCTCTTTGTACTTTAGGTGCAAATAACTTCTTCTTATTTAAGTAGGATTAAACTATAAGGAGGGACCGCAACAAAAGCGGTCTCTCTTTTTTATAAACTTTAAATTAAATTAAAATGAAAAAACAAGCAGTCCTTAAGGACAGAACTTACCGATTACTAGGAGCAACCGCTCCATTAAGTTACTCACTTAACACAAGAAATTCAAGGAGAAAACCATTGCTACACTTTGACGGACAGTCAAATAGAGCATTGAGGTATGCTTCAAACCAACAAACCCCATTTGAGGATGATCAGGATGGAAATGCTATTTTAGAACCCGTTGTATTTGATAGAGGGATGTTAAACGTTCCAAGAACAAACCCAATACTACAGGAGTTCTTATCACTACACCCAGGTAATGGATCTATTTTCGATGAAATTGATGGAGAGAAAGACGCCAGCGTACAAGTTGAGGATTTAGATTACCAATTAGAGGCACAAATTCAGGCCCGTGATTTAGGTATCGAAATGTTAGAAACAATTGGTCGAGTGGTATTATCTCTAAACATAGATAAGATGTCTACAGCGGAGCTAAAGAGAGACGTTAGGCTATATGCTAAGAACGATCCTCAAGACTTCTTAGACACCCTTAATGATCCTATGCTAAAGATGCAAAACTTAGCATCTAAGTTGGTTGATCAAAAAATATTAATACTAAAGAACAGTGGCAAAGACATCTACTTCAATATTAAAGGAAACAAAACGAAGCTAATAAGTATTCCGTTCGGACAGAACGCTATCTATACATTAGCTACATTCTTCCAAACAGATGATGGTATTGAGGTCATGACAATGCTAGAAAACAAGTTAGAAGACTAGCACAATCAATAGGCCCTCCATTATCGGAGGGTTTATTTTTTTTTAAGTATCTTTGCGTAAATTATTACAAGATGATAAACAGCGTAAGAAACACTGTACTTGCTGTTGCAAATAAACAAAATTTCGGGTATATAACACCAGCGGACTTTAACTTATACGCAAAGCAAGCACAACTAGATTTGTTTGAGGATTACTTCTACAGTTACTCTCAGCAATTATATAAACAAAATGCAAGACGTTCAGGAAGCGGCTATGCAGATATAGTAAAAGGATTAGAGGAGGTTATAGATTCATTTTCGGTTATAAGCACTCCATCTAACACAAGCGCACCATTGTATCCGTTACCACTAGATTATTACTTAATAAACTCAGTTAGATACGGAAATAGAGAGGTTGAGCGTGTATCAAACAATAAAATAATCCAGCTTTCATCTTCAAACCTAACGACTCCTAACGCAACGTTCCCAGCTTATGTATTAAATGGGAATGACATAACGGTATATCCCGATACAATATTAACTGGTATTAAGCTACAGTACATAAGAAAGCCTCTAGACCCTAAATGGACGTATATCTCTCTTTCTGCTGGAGAACCAGTTTTCGATCAGTCTAATTCTGATTATCAAGATTTTGAATTACCAGAATCTGATGAACCATCTTTGGTTGCTAAAATACTACAGTATGCTGGTATATCTATAAGAGAGAAAGATGTGTACCAATTTGGTGTAAACGAGGAGACCGTAGAACAACAAACACAACAGTAAGACATGGCATATATAACAGGATATCAGTACTACGAAAACTCAGGTAATAACTGGGAGGAAGACAATTGGGGTAGTTACCAGTATGTTAACTTAATTGACATTGTAAACAACTTCATGCTAATGTATGTTGGGAATGATAAGTTGATAAACAACGTTGAGAGATATAACGTATTATTTCACGCTAAGCGTGGTTTGCAGGAGTTGAACTACGACGCAATGAAGGAAACTAAGATCGTTGAGCTTACGGTTTGCGACA